TCTGAACCGCACCCGCCGGTCGTAGACATCGGATTCCATTTCATTCCATTTCATTACATTCCATTACCGGATTCCATTTCATTACCGGATTCCATTTCATTCCATTCCATTTCATTCCATTACATCTCATAACACGGTAACGTATCAACATTCATAATAATATGTGTATTCTTACCTTCTTTCAAGAACTTCGCCGCCAGTGCCGCGTGTTTCTTATATTTTTTATACGTGATTTTATACGCATCAAATATCGGATTATGAATCTCAGTTGAAGGAATGTGATTGTGAACCGATCGCGTAATCATCTTATACAATTTAAAATCCGGGTATCGTTCCTCGCCACTCGATTTATACAGCACATTACGTCCTTTATCATCCATCGTCCATTTTACAATTAACCGAATAACTGGGTCGGATTTACACAGTTTTTCTACCTTACGGAGGTCATAAATAAAATAGTCGAACAGAGCACACGCGAACCGGCACAAATCAAAACTATAATTCGGTTCTACAGTAGGTTTATCCGCATTATAATATGGCGGGAAGTTGTATTGTGTAGCTGCGTCACCTTTGGGGTGGAAACTGTCACTACATATGAGTTCACCACGGAACTTATAAATCGCCCGGCCGAAATCAATGATTTTGAAGATGCGACCATACGTGGGGACTTTATAATACTGTTCCTCATAGAGGTAGTAAAGGAACTCTTCAGTAGTTTCAATAAACATAACATTATTTGTATGAAGGTCGTTATGTGTAAACGCAAACATCTTCTGGTATATTATGAGTGTCATAATAACCTGGAATAAAATAGATGTCCACTCTTCTTTCGTGAGTTCATCCGTCATCATAATATGATCGAGTGTGCTTACACACTTTTCAAGAAGAATCGCTTGGACGGGGAAATCTTTTATTTTAACGGTGATATTTTCATCATCACTGTCGTATGATTCATCTTCGCTGTCGCTGCCACTGCTGCCGCTGCCACTGCTGCCGCTGTCCTCGTGACTGCCGTTGTCGCTGTCCACGTGACTGCCGTTGTCGCTCTCCTCGTCCTCGCCACCACCGTCCGGAAATGAAGTATCATCTACTTTAATCGTCTCATTGATTTCGTGATTACTGCTCCCCCCATCGGTTTCATCTTCACCATCAATCGTAGTATATGATGAATTCGACTGCGATGAGTCGCTATCACTAGAATAGTCTTGATCTCTCGTTCTATCTTTATGATTCAGTTCCGTCTTTTCGCCATCATTGTCATCATCACATTGAATCTGCTGCGTTATTAGCTCATCCACATTTAATTCGACCATCTCTGTGCTTGATGTCGGTGTATCAATAACGACACACTCTGATTCCGCGACGCCTTGTGTTTCGATACGAATATCTACTGTCTCAAGAATATGAAGCCGATTTTTAAGATCTGGTATGTCATCGGATTGGTGGATATAACTATCTTCACCCGTAGAACCAATCATCGGTTTTAACTTATTACGGAGTTTCATCAATTTACTCGCATTGATATCCGAGATGTCGGTTTCATCTTCGCCGAATTGTGAATAATCGATTGTGAATAAGTTGTTCTCATATTTATTAAAAAACGAGCATCCAACAAGATACTCGATATCATCAAACACATTCGTGGAAAACTCGCGTTGTTTACATAAATAACTGCCATAATAATCAAGTCCGTGAACGACTCCGTGTGTATGAAGTGTTTTGCTTGTTAAATAGGAGAAAAACCCGTCAACATACGACGCATTGTTTACGTTTAGCATTTTCTCTTCACAATCCGTGGAACTCGAATTGTATTTGGGTAGCGACATCGTTTTTGTCTCTTGAATATTGTATTTACCCGATAAATACCGGATTGGGTCAAGTAGCGGCGAATATTTCACGAATATCGGCGCATTATGTGTATTGCCTGCGTCATCCCCAATCACCGTTTCAAGATGGTTTAGGGTTTGATTCGTTTCGGCGTGTTCACTCGAATGCTCGATAATATTCTGTAAATAATATTTTTGGTTCAATTGGATACTATTATAATTCGACTCATTAATATCGAAAAATCGCGAATAAATCGGAGTAAAATTCTGGATATCGAATAACAGCGCGGTTTCTATCTTATCCGGTGTATATTTATGTTTCCGATAATGTAATTGGAATAATATCGGCGACGTCTGTGTCGGTGTTGGTGTCGGTATTGGCGAAGTCATTGTTCCTAAATGAAATACTGGTATGATTGTTAAATAGAAGTTATAAATTGATTTTAAACGGGCATTCGATTCCGATTCCGTATCGATTCCATTTCATTCCATTCGTAAAAAATGTCATTAAATAATATATGCCATTTTTATCACCATTTACTCGATTCGTCGTGATTGCGTGTAAATGAATTTAGAACTAGCAAAATTCGATATGAAGGCGATCAGCTTTCGCCCCGATGAAAATAAGGGACCCGTTATCGTTCTCATTGGACGCCGTGATACAGGTAAAAGTTTTCTCGTTCAGGACTTGATGTTTCACCACCAGGATATCCCTATTGGAACCGTCATCTCAGGGACAGAAGCCGGAAACGGGTTTTTCGCCGCACATGTCCCAAAACTATTCATCCACGATGCGTATAACACAGCAATCATTGAAAATATTCTAAAGCGTCAAAAGGCAGTATTGAAGCAGGTGAAGAAGGAACAGGATATGTATAAGAAGTCGTCCATTGACCCGCGTACATTTGTTGTATTGGACGATTGTCTGTATGATAACAAATGGACTAAGGATGTGATGATGAGGCTCTTATTTATGAACGGACGTCACTGGAAGGTGATGTTAGTCATCACAATGCAATATCCCCTGGGTATCCCTCCAAATCTCCGCACCAATATCGACTACGTTTTTATCCTCCGCGAGCCATATATTGCGAATCGTAAGCGAATCTATGACAATTATGCGGGTATGTTCCCCACTTTTGAGAGCTTTTGTCAGGTGATGGACCAGTGTACCGAGAATTTTGAGTGTCTCGTCATCAATAACAATGCGAAATCGAACAAATTACAGGACCAAATCTTCTGGTATAAGGCACAACAGCACGGGCCATTCAAGCTGGGCAGTAAAGAGTTCTGGGAAATATCGAAGAATCTCGGTTCTGATGACGAAGGAGAGCAGTCGTATGACCCAAACGCCTCGAAAACCAGTAAGGCACCGAAGATTAACGTGAAGAAGAGTAAGTGGTGATGGAAAGTTGCTCTTCTTTTCGGAGGAGTAAGATGGATAAATTAGCATTTTAACCGTATTTTTTGCTTTTGATTTATGAAAGCGATCATCATTTCACCGTCGCTTTCATAAATATCGCTTTTCAAATGTAAAAGCGAACACATCACATACTCACCGCTTTCATAATTCCGCTTTTGATTTATAAAAGCATCATCAACCGCCTATTTATACTATTCAACACATCAGACAAATCAAACCCTGGTTCATTCGGATTGTAACGTATTATGGCGTAACCCTGATTCTTGATGAAGTCCTCTCTCGCCACTTCGTTCGCCACTAACCGTTCGCGATGCCCGTATTCATCGCATTCCACGACAATGAAATCGTCCGTGAAACACAAATCCGTGAAATACGGTCCAACCTGAAACTGTCGGGACATTGCGCGTAAACCGCGATACGCATTTTCAATAAACCCGATGGTCTGTCCTTCAATACACATTGGGAATTTGACACACTTCACATTTTCAGACACATCTACAATATATTTACTTCTCAGCTTGAATGAGTTTTTCAGTAGTTCAAATGCGTCTTCTGTAAGCATATAGACGATTCGATTTTGTCCACCATTCTGCTTTTTTGTTTTACCATCAGCTGTGACCGGATATTTGATATAATGGATATTCTCTCGGTAGTTTTTCTCCAAATGTAATGTTAAATGGACCTTTTGTGTCTTGAAATGACAGACCAACACCTCCAAATCACGCGTGAAAGAACTCATTTGTTCCGGTTATATTGAAGAATATAGTCAGTCTATTTATTTCAATTTTATGTTTATAATTAATATTACAATCTTATTTGTATAAACTTGGTTGTGTATCTAAAAACAACTTAAAGACATCCGTCTATACATAGTATAACATACGCTCATAACGATGTCCGCCGCTTCTTCTGCCTGCGCCGCCTCTTCCGCAACCCTCAACATTGTTGAGCTCATCGAGAAAAATCCGATTACAAAGTTGTCTCAAACATACAACAATATTCTCCTCGAAAAAATCCAAGAAAACTTCAGCACATTCGAACAACAATTATTTGTCAGTAGTTTTTATTGTTACCTTAATTATGATAAGACTACTGACTTTGTTGTTGATTTGGATGACGTTTGGAGATGGTTGGATTTCAGTCAAAAATTCAACGCAATTAGAATTCTTGAAGCTAATTTTAAGGTTGATGTTGATTATAAAAATATTACGGCGTCGACTTCTGATAGTGACGAAGAACATTCCACCAATCAGGACAAACCCAAAAAACACGGCGGACACAACAAGCAAACCATCAAACTCACCATCCGATGCTTCAAACTGCTGTGTTTGAAGGCACAGACCAAGAAAGCCGGTGAAATCCACGAGTACTATATGAAAATGGAGGATTCATTGCATCAAATACTCGATTCTGAAACCAGCGAACTCCGTGCTCAACTCGAACAAACAAATGCGCAACTCAACCAAGCCACCATCACCCTGACCCAAGAAAAGAAACGCGCAATTCAACAAACTCTTATCAGCCAATTTCCAGTTAACACCGAGTGTATTTATTTCGGCACCATCGACAATACAAACGCCGACAACGAGAAACTCATCAAGTTCGGCCACACCAACAACCTCGCCACCCGGGTCGCCGATCATCACAAGAAATACACGAACTTCATCCTCGCCGCAGCATTCAGAGTCCATAACAAAGTCGAAATTGAAAACAATATTAAAGCACACCCTAAAATCAAGCGCCAAATTAGGACAATCGAAGTTGCCGGTAAAAACAAAACCGAAATTATCGCATATGACAGCACCAATTTCACAATTAACCGCCTGACAAAGCACGTCGAGGACATCATCCATTCTACAATGTACAATGTGGAGAATTATAACAGACTTATTCAGCGCAATCAAGAATTGGAGGCCGAGAACGCGAAACTTGTCAGTGACCTCGAATCAAAAAAGAAGGCAATCCACGACCTGACACTTGCGAACAATGAACTCCGCGAGAAGACCGCACAACAGTCGCAGGCGCTTCAAGTTGTTGCGACTGAGAATGAATCTCCATTCACTCAACACATTCTTTTACCCGATGATGAAATGACGCAAAAATTCAATCAATTCGTCGCAACCTGCTGTATTGTGCGCCCCGATGTGGAAGAGGAATCCGTCAACATTGAAGGACGTTTTCGTCTTTGGTCCCATATAAAACCAGCGAAAGAGACCTTCCACGCATTGAAGCATTATATGGACGTCAAATTTAAACCCAAACGTATAGGTCGTATTCACGGCTATCAGGGTATCAAATTGAAGACAGTGGAATATAAGAAGGTCATCGCAAACGAAGCCGAAAACCCAGCGCAGTTTAGTGTGGAAACCTTTATTTTCCAGTGCTGTAAATTCTCCGACACCGGCAAAATCCTGAACTCAACGCTCCTGAAAGAGTATCAGCAATGGAAAATCTCAGTGGGACAGACTCCCAGCGAAAATGATATGAAGAACCTGAAGACGTATTTGAATGCTTCCCCAAACGCACTGAAGGCCTGTGTGTGGAGTGATGGTACTTCGAATGAAGGATTTTATGGCCTAGAAATCATGCAAGGTTTTTATGCTATTAATAAAAACGCAGTCCAAGAACAAGGCGCAAACCCCATCATTGGCGTCCAACTTTCAACCACGGGCAAGAAGGTGGAAAAGAGGTTAGTGGGTTCCAATCAAGTCCTTAAAACGTGGAATACGATCGCGAAAGCGTCAGAATCCGAAGGTTTTTCAACGGCGAAAATGAGCCGCAGTGTAAAAGACAAAACAGTCTTCAATGATTATTATTACTGTGTAGCGGTTTAATCTATTCGATAAACCGTATTACTCGCAGTAATAATAATCCACATTTTTGTGGGTGTGTATAATTCAAATACTTATTTCTCCGCCTCAGCCCCTGTCAGTCTCGACAATCCGTGGTCATTATTCTTATCCATAACGACATCCTCGCTCTCAAACAGCTCCTTACGCATCTCTTCCACGGTCATCGACACAGACGCGGTATCATCACCCGCATTCCAAATGCCGCCGCCCGTGCCCGCACTGCTCGTGCTCTCCTCCAGATCACGCGGCTTCGCATCCACCAACGTCTCGCCATCCTTCGCCAACATCTGCGTGAGCTTATTCCCGCTATCCTTCGCCAACTTGATATTCTCCTCAATCGCCTTCGCCTTCGTTTCCTTGACACGCTTATCAAACTCCGTCTTCGCCTGCTCTTCATTCTTCTTCTTCTCCGCCATCAACTGGTTCAAGGTCTCCTCCATATACTCAACCCGACCCGTCTTATACGCCTCTGGGTGGAAGGGAACCCACAACCCGACAGGACCGACGTAGACGTCGTGATTCGGGTCAACCTCACGCAACATCTGGCAACGCAATTCCGCCTCCTTCTGCGATCCAAACACACCACGCACCTTCAAACCGCGTATACTCGTCTGGAAATTATGCTTATCGCCAAATTCGTTTTCAAGATCATCCTCGTGCTTATCTAGGAACGTCTTGTATTCGTCATAGATGTTCGTCTTTTGTAGAGTCTCCTTTTCCTCTTTAGCAAACTCCTGAAAATCCGCGGAAATCTTGTCGAAATTCACATTGTATTTAAATGAAACGAAATTAAGGAACTGGACGAACTTCTCCATCGACTTTTGATAGTCCCAATAGTGAAGAAATTTCTCGAAAAAGAAATGGTCCTTCTGCTTCAAAATCGATTCTGGGGACACGAAAGACAAGCAAGCGAACTTTTGACCGGCAATCGGTTTATCCTCCTCCAACAAATCGATATATTTAGGATTGATCGATCCCGTTTTGGTTTGTTTCAGCTCAACGCCGAGTGGCACAGCAGTGGACGACGAATCAGACGATGAAGTAGCGTACATAATAAGAATCGAACGAAAATAACGACGGTATAATATACTATATTATTGTTGTTTAAGTGTTTTAAACGCATTATTTTCCATTCCGTTAATGGTAATTCATAAATAATAATTTCTTTCCATTATTTATAATAATATTTCAAATGACCGCTGGAGTTTTTGATTTAGGCGAACTCGTGAAGAGAACCATTAAGTATTTGGTGGAGGGTGTTATGGTGGCTATTGCCGCTTATGCTATCCCTAAACGCAGTTT